TTGAATGTGGTCGCTGGTTCTCAGACGGTGATGGGGTTCAACGGCCCCCAAATTTTCGTTGGGTCAGGTGTTGGGCTGTATCTGGACCACGATCCGACCGCCTCGAATGAAGCCGCAACCAAGCAGTATGTCGATGCACATCTACCCCTGAGTGGCGGCACGCTGACCGGCCCGCTACATGCGTATGGCAACGCGGGCGGCTGGTCGTCCCATAACATCGGTCAACAGGTATTAATCACAACTAATAGCGCCAATCCGGCACTTGCTATCGGCGATGCGAGTGAAAGCAATTGGTGGGCTATCTCCAACATGGTTGGCTATTTGCGTTTTGCCGCCATGCCGGCACTGTCCGACGGGAGCACGCCGCCGACTTATGTGCTTGAACTAACGACAACCGCCATAACGGTTCACCAGCCCATTACACTGCCCGCCGATCCCACCACAGCAATGCAAGCTGCGACCAAGCAATACGTGGATGCACATGCTGGCGTGACGCTGGATGCTGATGGCAACCTCGGCATCAACATCGCCCCACCAGCGGGACAGTATCCGGCTGATCCCACCACAGGCGGCTGGCTATTTGGTGGAGGTGTCACGGCGAATGATTGGGCCGTCAATCTCTACTGGTCAGACACTGGCTACCGGTATTGGAATGCTGGCTTCGGCTATGCAACCTCGATGCAAGCTGACGGGTCTTTGGTGTGGTTCTCGACATCCAGCGGCAACGCGGGGGATCTGGCACCGCTTGCGACCGCGATGTCGCTCGATACGTCGGGCAACCTCAACGTAACAGGCTCCATTGGCATTGGCACGACAACGTGGTTCAACACCAGCAATTCAGACAACTTCTACGCGACCGGCGATTCCGCCTCTATCTATTTCCAGTTCGAAGCCGGCTGGTATTGGACCTGGGGTCGCACGGATGGGCAGCTTTATTGGCAGACGCCAAATGGCGCACTGCTGATCATGCGGACATCGGATAATCTCTCCTATAACGCTGTAGGCAGCCTTGGCGGCTATGGTCCATACCTTGACTATTCCGATGTGCGCGGCAAGCAAGCCATTTCACCAGCAACAATCGGGCTCGCTGAAATCCTGCAATTGGAGCCGATCAACTTCACTCGGATCAGCTTCCCCGCGCCGCAGGGCAAGCAAGTCATCCATCCGCCTGAGGTTGGCTTTAGCGCGCAACAGGTGCGTCCGATCATTCCTGAAGCTGTGCGCGCAATCGGCATAGCCTTGCCGGATGGTGCCGGCACTCTGGAAAGTGACGATCCGTCGCTTGCTGTCACCACCACGGCAATCCTTGCCGCTGCGGTGAACGCGATCAAGGAACTTGCCGCGCGAGTCGCAGACCTGGAAAGCCGCGTGAATGTCCTGGATTGAAGACCTGGGCCTGTGGATCGTCAGTGATGGCACGCAGCCGCCGCCTGCCAATGATGCCGGCGATGTCTACATTGCGTGGGATAACGTCAATGCGCAGGGTGACTGGGCACTGGCGGAAGGCGACTTGCAGACCGGCCAGGACCTGGAGACAGCATGTCTCGTGTCCCTGTTCACTGACCGGCTGGCAACGGCTGACTTCGTGCCAACGGATGGAACCTCAGACCGGCGCGGCTGGTGGGCTGATCCTTACAATGATGCGCCGCTGGGGTCGAACCTCTGGCAACTGGAGCGGGCGAAAAAGACACGTGACACGCTGGGCCTTGCACGCCGCTATGCGTCTGATGCGCTGCAATGGCTGGTCACTGATGGCGTGGCAAAGCAGGTCGTCGTCAACACCTCCTGGCTGGCCAATGTTGCCGGTTCCAACGCACTCGGGATCGGCATCGCCATCATCAAGCCGGATGGCTCCATGAGTCGCTTCGCCTTCGCCTGGGCGTGGCAGGGCTTGGCGGTCCTGCAATCACCGATGCCAGTGCCGCCGCCAACAGTTTACCGGCTGCGACGAGTGGGGTGACTTAATGCCATATGCACGACCGACGCTGACTGCGCTGCGCAATCAGGCAATCCAGGACATCACCACGTCAGGCGTGCCTGGGCTTGACGGTCTGCTGCGCAATGCGGTGCTGCGCGTGCTCGCCTGGGTGATGGCTGGTCTGGCGTATTCTGTGTATGGATACGTGGACTGGACGAGCCTGATGGGCGTCCCGTTCACGGCGCGTGATGAATACCTGGAAGCCTGGGCCGCGCTGGTCGGCATCTTCCGCAAGGATGCAACGCCAGCCAGCGGTGCGGCACAGTTCACCGGGCAGAGCGGCACACCGTTGCCGGCAGGCGCACCGCTGACGCGCCAGGACGGCACGCCTTACGTGTCTACAGAAGATGCGACGGTCGATGCCACCGGCAACATCCTTGTCCCGTTCATCTCCACCGTGACCGGCGCGCTGACTGACTGTGACGACGGAACGCCGATCAGCCTGGGCGCGCCTCCATCCGGCATCAATTCAGGTGGCGTGACAGTGGGACCCACCACAGGCGGCGCGGATCAGGAGAACGACGACGAATTGCGCACGCGCATGCTGGAGAAGTATCGCTCGCCGCCGCAAGGTGGCAGCGTGTCCGACTACCAGCAGTGGGCGTTGGAAGTGCCAGGGTGCACGCGCGCATGGGTGCAGTATGGTGGCTATGGTCCAGGGTCCGTCGTGGTGCGTCCCATGTTCGATGATGTCCAGGCAGCCCATGGCGGCTTCCCGCAAGGCACTGACGGCTGTGCCAGTGACGAGCCGCGCGGGCCGACCGCAACAGGTGATCAGCTTGCCGTTGCGGATCATATCCGCCCTGTGCAGCCGGTCACGGCGCTGGTGTATGTGGCCGCGCCGGTTGCCTTGCCGGTCAACGTCACGCTGATCGACCTTGCGCCGAACACCGCAGAGATTCAGACTGACATCATTGCGGCACTCAATGACATGTTCCTGGCAGTGTCCGAGGTGGGTGGGCTGATCTATCCATCTGACCTATACCTTGCCATCCTGGCAACGCCCAACATCCAGCACTTTGTGATGACAGTCCCGGCAGGTCCGGTGCAAGCCGGCGTCGGCCAGTTGCCGGTGATGGGCGTCCTGACAGCACCGACGCCGCCCTGATGCTCGCCCCGGTTTACAACGCCTTCGACTACCTGCGGCAGTTTCAGCGGTTGCTCCCGCGTGGCCGCGTCTGGCATCGCGGCTGGGGAACGCTGCAAGCGCAATACCTGCTGACGCTGATGCCGACCTGGGTGCGCTTGCATCTGCGCGCCAATACTCTCCTGGTGGATGAGTTCCCATGCAGCACGCTTGAATTGCTGCCCGAGTGGGAAGCCACGCTGGGCCTGCCTGATCCGTGCACAGGTCCGCTGGATACCATTGAAGCCAGACAGGCGGCGGTCTGCGCGAAGTTCGTGGCGCGCGGCGGCTCGTCCGTCGCCTACTTCCTGCGGCTTGCTGAAGCAGCCGGTATCACCATCACCATCGAGGAACTTGCGCCGTTCCGCACTGACCGCAACCGCGTAGGCGACCGGATATGGAACGAGGATGCTGCATGGTGGTGGGTTGTCACCTTTCCTCCAGGCACTGACCCCGCCGACGCCCAGGTGATCATCTGCATGTTCGAGACGATCAAGCCGGCGCATACGCAGATCATCTGGATTTATTCACCAGGAGTTGGACCACATGAACCAATTGCCAGACCAAGTGAATCTGTCACTGACCAGCCAAGAATTGCAGCAGATGCTGAGTCTGCTGATTGAAGCACCCTATCGCGTTGTCGCGCCGCTGATTCAGAAGATCGGTGAACAGGCACGCGCACAGCAGCAGCCAATGCAGCCGCCACTGATGCCGGCACGACCCAACGGGGACGCCACCCATGCATCAGATTGATAATCCCTGGGCAGTAACAGCCAAGCCGGTTGCGTCGCCTGTCGGTCGGCCTGGATGGTTCCAGAAGGGCGCGCCGCCTAACCTGCTGGCAACGATTGTCGATTTTGACTGGGCGAACACCGTCCAGGCTGAAATCCTCAACGTCGTGCTGGGGGCCGGTCTGACCCCTGACAAGCAGAACGACTCGCAATTGCTGATGGCAATTCAGTTGATGCTGGAGGCAGCAAGCGGCGTCGACCTGTCCATGTTCGTGCTGCGAGCCGGCGACACGATGACCGGCGGTCTGACCACGCCATGGCTGACATCCAATACTGGCAGGATCGTCAGTCAGGCTGCCGTCAATCCATCGGTCGTGGTTTACGACACCACGGCTGACCTTGCCGCTGGCATGTGGGTGGGGCCGGATGACTTGGGCATCTATTTCGGATCGACCTACGGCGATGGCACACCGCTAACTCCATGGTCCTATGCGGACGGTTCCGGTCTGTGGTCAGCCGCCGGTATAGTTGCCGTCAGTTCCATCACATCACAGAATGGCCGGATCATCGCGCAGGGCGGCAGTTATCCAAGCGTCACGGTCTACAATACCAATGGCTTCGCCTTTGGCATGTGGGCTGATCCTAACGGCAATCTCGGGTTCGGGTCTGCTGACGGCAGCGGCACACCAGCCGGGCAACTGATGACACTTTCTCCCGCCGGCGGGGTCTATGCCGCGAGCGTAAGTTCATCCGGCGGCATCTCGGGAGCCGAGATCGCCGCATCCGGCACCATCAACGCCGCGCAGATCATGTCAAGCGGGACAATCTATGTCTCGTATCCGCTCGCGCCGGCTTTCTACCTAACTGGCGACGGCTCGACTAATACGCTCAACTTCC